GGTCGCACCGCCCTGTACGACGGCGCAGGGCTTGGGACAGGCGGCGGCGATGGCCTCGCAGGCGGCGCGGTTGCCGCCGCAGACCAGCACAAGCTGGGTAATTGCCGGGTGCGCAGCCAGTGCCGCACAGCTTGTCTCCAGCACGGTGCGGCCATCCGGCAGACGGTAGCTCAATTTGTCAAAGCCCATACGGCGGGATGCCCCTGCCGCCACCACAATGGCGGTCACGGCGGGAAGATTCGGTTGTGCCATGGGCACACTGCCCCCTTTACCTATTTATAATAAACATTATACAGGGTTATGCCAAGAAAATCCACTAAAATCAGGATGATTTTTTTGTGAGAAAAATTCAATAGTCAAATGCAATAACTTTTTGCTTATATTTTTGTACATTTTATCGCACCACAACAAAGCCGTCAACATTCACTCTTTTGTTGGCAGCCTGTTATAACCCCTATTCTATTGCACCGACTATAACACATCACGCCTTTTTCAACGATTTATCTATATTTTGCTCTCTTTATCTACCCATCATGCCGCAATGCCCAGTTCCCGCAGGCACTCTCTAAATACGATCTCGCTTGACTTGTACCCTAATATCTTCCGTGGATAATTATTTATCCAGTTTTCGGCCTGCGCGATCTGCGCGTTCGTCACCGCCGCAAAGTTCGTGCCCTTGGGGAACCGCCGCCGAATCATGCCGTTGGTGTTCTCGTTGGTGCCCCGCTCCCAAGAGGAATACGGGTGGCAGAAATACACTTTAGTCCGGGGCAGGCGCTTGTTGACACAAGAGCGTTCCAGCTCCTCCGCCGCCGCAAACTCGGTGCCGTTGTCAAAGGTAATGCTTTTGAAGATCGCCCTAAACCGCCGGGCACCAAGTTTCCGTTCCAGCGCGTCCAGCGCCTTGACCACCGTTTCAGCCTTGCGGTTTGGTATCGCTATAATGATTTCTTTCCGGGTCTTGCGCTCGGTCAGGGTCAGTAGGGCGCGGGTGGTTTTTCGCTTTCCCTTGCCGCTGTACACAGTGTCGCCCTCCCAATGGCCGAACTCCTCCCGCTCGTCGATCTCCTCCGGGCGCTGTTCAATGCTTTCGCCCGCCGGGGCGCGGCTGGCGCTTTTGTTCTTCTTCACTTTCTTATACTTATGCTTTTTCTTTCCGTGCCGGGGCAACTCCTCTTGCGTCAGGTTCAAGAACAAGCCCTTGGCAATGTACTTGTAGATTGTCGGCACCGACAAACTGGTTTTGAACTTTTTTCCCTCAATCATGGCAAACCCCAGCACCGCCGCCGGGCTACAATCTTTGTCTAAAATCGTGGTTTCAATATAGTTTGCCAGCTCATGGTCATTGCCTATTTTCAAGTCCGGCCCCTTTTCCCGCAGGTGGGCTTGGTATTTCTCCTCGGCAATATCCGGGCTGTACGCGGTTTTGACCTCCCATGTTCCGCCGTCCAACCTGTCATACGCGCCACGCTTCAACTCCCGGTAAATAGTCGAAACATGAACGCGCAGCTTGTCCGCCACCTCTCGCGGCTTCATCCCCATTTTCAGCCACTTTTCTATGCGCAAGCGGTCTGTCATGGTCAGGTGCTTATAGGTTCGCACTGTGTTTCCTCCTCTCCAACATCTGCGCTGCCAGTGTCGGCTTCTGCCGTTCTGTGCAGCTTTAGCACACAATACCATTCAAAAATAGCGGTCTGCGGCGCTTTTGTCAACCTCTCCGCATAACAGAAAAGGCCCCGGCCACCGTTCAAAACGAACAGCAGTCGGGGCCATATCTTAGTATTTAGTTCTGCGGGGTCTGCTCGGCGTCAGAAAAAATTTTTCCGATCTCCCCAATGGCGTTTTTCTCGGCAAGATCAAGTTCTTTCACCGCCGCCTCAATAAATGCGTTGATCTCCGGGGTAACAGTAATGCCGTTTGCCTCCAGCAACTCCACGACAAAGTGTTTTTTGGTCGCCTTGTCAATGGTACCCGCCTCGGCCTGCTTCTCGGCGGCCTCCACGAACTTCTTCACGATGGAGTACAGGCGCTTTTCTTTCAGCCAAGGCAGGCCAGTGTCTTTCAACCACGGGATAACCAGCGCGGTAAAGGACGCACCCAGCACCGCAAACACGATTTCCAGCAGATTGTTCACAACGATTGTCACAACTTCATTCATGATCTTTTCCTCCTATATATAGTCGGTCAATTGGGCAGCTTCAAAACCTGCCCGGCGTGGATGGTGTTATTTTTCAACCCGTTCAGGGTCTTGATCTCCTTGTAGCGGGCACCATTGCCAAGCTGCTGCGCAGCAATGCGCCACAGGCTGTCGCCCGCTTTCACGGTGTAGGTCTTGGCCGCCGGGGTAGCGCTTGCTTTGCCGGTAATGGCCGCCGCGTCCACCCAGCCATACACGGTGCTGGTGCTATCGGTATGTACAAGGTGGTAGGGGTGCTTTCCAGCCGTGGCAACCGCCGTCACCTTGGCCGGGCCGGGCTTCACGGTGGTGCCGCTGGCGGCCTGCGCGTTGGCGTAGTGCTTGCCACCCGCAAACTGCACAATGTTGCCCACCTTGTATGTCAGCGCAGTGTTGCCCGTGGCGGTGCCGGTGTTCGTGCTGCCGCCTGTCTGCCCGCCGGGGGTAGCTGCACCAAGACGGGCTTTGAACGCGGCCCACTTGGCGGCGCTGCCGGTGTCCTCGTTCCAGCCGATGATACCGGGGCACGGCTTGCCGTTCACATCATAGTGGCGGATAACATGGGCGGCGTCAATACCGTATTCCGCCATCAGGTACTTCACCAGCTCCACAAGATTGCTCACAACCTTGTCGGTAAAGCGCCAATGGCTGTCGTTGGCAACAGTCATTTTGCCGGTGTCATTGGTAGAGCATACCTCAATGCCAATGGTGTTGCGGTTCGTGGCCTTGCCGTAGTAAGCACCGCCCTTGGTATTGTACTTTCCGCCGCCGCAGTGCCAAGTGTAGCGGTTGCGAATATCGCCGTTGTACTGCACCGCGCCGCCGTCGTCCACGATAAAGTCCGCCGAAACCTGCTTAGAGGTGCTGCCAAAGTAAGAGGCCGTGCCCGCCGCGCTGCCCGGCTTAGAGGTCACACCGGCGGTGTAATGCACAACGATGTACCGGATTGCGCGGCCTGCTGCCGCCGTGGTGTTGTGGGTACTGGTTTTCTTGGTAATGCTGATATTCATACTCGCTTTGTCCTCCTGTTCCGCCTTGCCGTCGTACACGGTCAAGCCGTATTTCTCAATCAACCCAATCAGCTTTTGCGGGTAGCCGGGGTCGGTGGCATAGCCCGCCGCCTTGATCGCTTTGCAGGCCACCTTGTAGTCGCGCTCGCCAACCACTGCCGCATACCGCTTGTTCGCCAACAAAAACGCGCTATGGTCGGCAACGCTTTCTGCCCAACTGTCATAGGCACGGAACAGCGCGGTAATGGTGGCGTAGGTCACGCCGTCGTAACATTCCTTGGTGTCCTTGCTGTACGCTCTCCCGCTCCACCGCGCGTCGGCCTTAATGCCAAACAGGGCGTTGGCCTTGGTGGCAAGCTCCGATGTTCCCCAGCCGCTTTCCAAGATCGCCTGCGCAATGGTCAGGCTGGCAAGGATTCCGCTTTTCTGCATATCGGCCTGTGCCAGCAGCCCCACCATTGCGAGAAATTTTCTTTGTTCCATACGGTTTCCTCCAAAAGAGAGAGGGCCGCACCCGCAGCCCTCCGTGGTTTTCTGTTTACGCATTATGCGCCGGGCATATCGCCGGGCGGCAGCTCCGCCGCCTCGGCCTTTGCCTCCTGCTTGTCCTCCTGTTCCCACTTCCGTTCCCGGTTGCGGTCTTTTGTGGTCTTAATCCAGCCCATAACGCCGCACTCACCGCCAAGGGTGGCATAAACGCAGGTAATCAGGGTGTCCGGCACCGTGCCGTACACCTTGAAAAGCTGTATCATGACGATGGTGAACACCAACAAAGAAACGCCGACGATCACCAAGATCAAATCCATAACCTTGATGTTCCGGCGCTCCTTTTTCTCTGCGGCGTTTTCAACACTTTCAACGCTATTCTTCACATTCCTGCGCCCCCTTACATACCGATCTGCTTAAACAGATAGCCAAGCACAACGCCCACAATCGCCGTGGCAATGTAGCCCATGACCTTGCGCCACTTCTCGCCGTCGCGGCCCTCCAACACTTCCAGCCGGTTGCCCTGCTTTTCCTGCTCTTTCAGCATACTTTGCATACTTAAGGCCAGCTTTTCCACGCTGGTTGCCAACGCGCCGATCTGCCGCACACTGTCCTCCAAGATACCAATGCGGGTGTCCTGCCGCTTGTTCTCCTCCTCCAAGCGGCGGCGGAACTCCTCATGCTCCTCCCGTGTGATAGGGTTCTCCATCGTCCTCTCCTCCTTTCTCCGCCCAGTCCGGCCACTCGTCGCCGCCTATGGCGTCGCGGTATGCCTTGTCGGCCTGCGCAATCTCGTCACGCCCGGTCACGGTGTCACCCAGCTCTGCAAGCCGTGTTGCCATGATCTTGATAACCCGTGCCTGCATTTCCGTCACCGTTTCCAACTCCGCTATGATCTGCAAATGGCTCATGCTGTGCCTCCTCTCGCAGTTGTTTTTGTTTGGCCTTTTCCAGTTCCGCCCGGTAAATCTCGTTCAGCCGCCACCGCAGGCTTGCGCTCTCTGTGTGCTTTAGCAACCCCCTAATGCTGGCAACGCGCCGGTAAAAGTCCTGCCGTGTCATATCGCCAGCAGCATACAAAGCACTGATCTTGCGCACCTCCCGCTTTATGCGGCGCACGGTGCTTTTCCGCAGCTTCATGTGGGTGGGCCATATCCGCACACCAACAAATTCAACCCCTTGGCGCACCGGGCGTATGCTGGTCTTGCTGTTCAAATCAAGCGCCAGTTCTTCCCGCAAGAAAGTTTCCACCGCCGCTTTCCAGCGGTGCAAGGTTTCCTTGTCCTGCCCCAAGATGATTACATCATCCATGTAGCGGATATAGTAATGGATTTTCAGCTTGTGCTTGCAATACTGGTCAAGCTCGTTTAAGTAGATGTTCGCAAATAGTTGGCTCGTCAGGTTGCCTATCGGCATACCCACTTCGTACAGCCATTCTTCCGGCGGCGTGTCCTGCGGTGTCCGCCAGCGCGGCAGGCCGAACGGCTCTGCTCTGCTGTTCACCACGCCCCGTATAAACGCCATCATGGCTGGGTCTTTCACCCGCCGCTCCAAGATCGCCAGCAGCTTTTCGTGGCTCACCCGGTAAAAGTATTTGCTTATGTCCAGTTTCAGGCAGTACCAGCCCGGCCCCGGCTTGCGCTGCACTTGGCACATCCAGTATTGCAGGCGCTTGGCGGCCTTATGGCTGCCCTTGCCCTTTCGGCAAGCGTAGGAATCCTCAATAAAAAGCCTGTCATAGATCGGATTCAAATACAGGTACAGGCTCCATTGCGCAATTCTGTCCGGGTAGTCCAGCGCCATCACCAGCCGCTTCTTGGGCACATACACCCACAGCTTGCGGTACGGCCCCAGCACATAGCTGCCGTTCATCATACCTTGCTGTATGACGAACAAATTATCTTCGAGCCGCGCGGTAAAATTCAAAACCTCGGCGCGGTATCGCTTGCCCTTGCGGGCGTTCCTGTCAGCCTCAATCAGCCAACCAAAATTGCACACCACCGGCCAAGCGTTTTGAATCACCGTCATTTCTTGCTGACAGTGTTTCATCCAACGATCTCTCCAAGCCATGTGTGGCGTTTCCGCCTCCACGGCAATACAAATTTTTTCCCGCCCTGTCTAAGCGGGAACGGAAACAGGCCCCTTTTAGTCTGCACTTCCTGCTGTACCCCGTAGGCCACAGCCCCCTTGCGGCGCAGAACCACCGCCCTAAATTGGCATTTAACAGACGAAAAGCGGAACGGCCCCCGATGTTGCCGTTGGCATTAGAGCGCGGGTTGTTCAGGTTGGAATTGAACACCCCGGCGTTGCCGCCATTGTTCCAGTTGCCACCGCGAATCAGGCACCGTAAATGGCCCGTTCCCAAAGAAAAACGGCTACTTTTTCACGCTGGCAATATACTTGCCCAGCAAGCAGCCGATTTCTGTATTGTACCTTGCCCATGTTTCGTACTGGTGTATGGACAGCGGCGGGGCAAACTTCGCACCGCAAAGGTCTTTGTCTGCCGCCATCCTCACCAGATTGCGCAGCCATTCCAGTTCAACATCAAGCTCCTGCGCGGTAGTCTTGCGGTAGTATTTCTTTTCCAGCTCAACGGCCAAATGGTACATTTTCAGCATGGAAACCCGCATATCATCCGCAAGGTCACGATCTTTCCGGCTAAAATTCTTGGTCAGCGGCCTGCCGTACTTCATCATTTCCCCGATCTTCTCTTTCAAGCGGAACGGTTCATAGCTGCCCGGCGCGGGCATTTCGCTCTGCATAGCTCGTTCACCTCCTCCAAAATTTCCCCAAACCCACCCGGCGCATTGCGCCTGCCAAAAAGCCCTAAAAAATTTGCCCGCGCACAGCGCGGGGTGTTGTTCCCGTTGCTGTGCGTGGGCTTGTCCTGTTGTCCGCCGCGCTATCGCTTGGCGGTCAGTGTTTCAGGGCGCAGTGTACAGTTATTCGTAAAAAGCGGAACGGCCCCCGAGGCTGCCGTAGGCATCAGAGCGCGGGCTGAACAGGCTGGAATTGAACACCCCGGCGCTGCCGCCACTGCCCCAGTTGCCACCGCGAACCAGGCACCGCTCGGCCTCGGCGTTGTTGATGTAGAAATAGTCGCCGCCGTAGGTAGCGTCAATGCCGTCACCCGTCAGCGCCGCGTCGGGCAGCATGGCAAGCGCCTGAAGCAGCAACTTGGCCGCAGCGCCAATGCTGCTGTCACAGGTAACATCCTTGAAACTGCAACCGTTCGCGCCGGTGGTGTGGGCAATGGTGGTGCTGTAAGTCCATTTGCCGCTGATAAAGTCCAGCTTCACGGTGCCCTGCGTGGTGCCGTTGCCGTCCGGGGCCACCAGCTCGCCGGTGGCGGCGGAAATAGCTTTCCACGCGGCGCTGCTGGCGCTCATGTCACAGGTGGGCGCGGCGGCGTTGTTGTCCGCGATCACCTGCACCTCGCCTTTCACAAGGCGCAGTCCAGCGCACCACTCCCACACATTGCCGTTCAAATCCCAAATACCCTCCAAGGTGCCGTCATGGCTCCAAGTAACAGGGCCGGTGCCGGTGGCAACGCGCCCGGTCTTGTCGTTGTCCTTGCTGGTGGGGATTGCGCGGTACAGGCTTTCGCGTGTGTCCTTGCCGTAGTTGTTGTTGCCGTAGGGTTCCTTGCCCGCCTTGTGGCACCACAGGGCAATGGCTGCCCACTCCGCGCAGGTGATCTCATGGAACTTGCCGCCCTTGGCGCGGTTGTAGCTCACAAAGGTATCAAGGCCCGCCGTGTTGGCCGGGTTCTCGCCGGGCAGGCTGTACGCTCTGCCGTTGTAGTGGCTTGTCTGATACTTGCCCACCCAAAAGCCGTCGATCTCCACGCCGTTCACCCTGAACGCTGGGTGTACGCTGGTGTCGGCGGTAGAAAGCACATCACACAGGCGGAATTTCGGAATGAACACCATAATGCTCGGCATTTCCTTGTCGTCGTACTTCATGGCGTTGTTGGGGCAAACGCTTTTCAGGGCCAGTTCAGCCATATCAAAATTAGCCATAGGTTCGTCCTCCTTTATCAGTGAATCATAATGCCATCAATGGCAAACAGGTACAGGGTCACATCCTCGGTGTCCAGCGGCTCCGGGGTTCTGGTCACGGTTTCACGGCTCATGCCCTCGGTGTTCTCACCGTTCTCGGCCTGCGCGTCGGTTTCCTGTGCCGTGGTCACGGTTTCGGTGTACTTCCGCGCGGGGATTTCCACCTGTGCCGCGTAGTACAGGCCGCGCCCGGTGGTCAAATAGCCCTCGCTGTCCACCATAATGTCGCGGGTCACTGTGTCGTCCTGCTGGTAGCGGGCAAGGTCAAGGGTCAGCGCACCGTCCGCAAAGTCCAGCTTTGTGCCGGTCAGGTTGTAGTTGATCTTCTTGCCCTCGTTTTTCTCAATGATTTTCATGCTCTTATCCTCCTGTTACTCGGTGGGTGCCGGGTCGGTCATGCCGCCCGTCACTCTGATCTGCACTTTCACGGTGGTGGCGCTGCCGTCATGTACCAGCTTAAAGCCGTTGCGGGCACGGTCAGTCACCCGGATATTGCCCAGCCTGCCGCCGCTGTACGCCAGCACTGTTACCTCCACGCCGTAATTGGTGCTTTCGCGCAGCTGCGCAAGGGCAATGGTGGTGGGCGTGTTGTTAAACGGCCACTTGCTGCCGGTCTGCGCCAGCGTGGCCGTGTGCATCTCGTCGGCGTAGTTATAACCGTCCTGCACCGCCTTAAACTGCATAATTGCCCCGGCAAGGGTCATGTCGGAAATGCCCAGCTCCATATTGTTAAAATGCTGCTGGTCAAGCAAGGTGCCCTGCTGGATAACCTCGCCGCTCTGGTCAGTTACATGGTCTTTCCAATAACTGCGGTCATAAGCCATGGGTTTGTCCTCCTCTCTTTTACTCCTCGGTTTCGATCAGCGGGAATGTAAAGCGCAGCAGCGCCACATTCAGGCTGGTGCGTTTCAGGCTGATACTCTGCTGTCCGGCCAGTGCGCCGTTGATGTCGTACACCCTTACGCCCGTGATCGTGTCGGCCTGCCCGAAATTCGGTACATTCACAAACACGACCACATTCGTGCCGATGATCTCCTTGCTGTTCACGGTGCCGGTCTGCCATGCCCCGCCGTTCAACTGGTATTGGAACCTGTCAACGCTGCGCAGCAGTTCTTCCCGTCGGTCATTCAGAAATTTGTCGGTAAAAAACGCCATGTTCGGTTTTCCTCCTTTCCCGGTTGTTTATGGCATCGTACCGCAGCGGTCTTGCCCGCTGGCGGACGGTACGGCTGTAAATGCTTCGGCGGCCTCCACGCCGCCCTTGCTCCCGTGCAGCTCTGCACGGATAGAATAGCCCGCCGTTCCTTGGTACATAAACAGCGGGTTTTGCTTTCCGTACTGGCCGTTAGCCTTTTCAGTTTCCATGCTGTGCCTCCTCCGGCAATGTGCCTGCAAATTCAGGGCTTGCGGTGTAGCCGGTTGCAACTCCACCGCTCCGCAGCGCCCCGCAAACTGAATAGCCCACCGTCGCCGGAACGGGCAGTGTGCCGGTAAACTCCGGGCTTACAGCAAACGCTCCCGGCTGGCCGCCTGTCAACAGCGCATGGTGTGCCGTATAACCCAAAGTGGCAGGCATCCACCACACGCCGCAGTAGATCGTGCCGCACTCCGGCACGGTGTATGCCCACTTGTCAACCCTGCACCCGGTAGCCAGCGTGTGGCGCACCATGTAGCTAAGGCTTTCAAGGTGGGCGCTCCACCGTTTCGCGGTAATAAGGCGGCGCTCCATTTCCGCCGGGCTGTAAATAATGGCCGGGTGTTCCTCCGTTGTGTCTGTCACATTGATATACAGGCGGAAAGTGCCCGGCTGCCCGCCGTACTCGAACCATTCTTCCAGCATAGTGCCGGGGTAAATGGCGTCGGCTTGCAGCTTTACCGCGCCCACAGTGCCCATTAGGCGGCGTACCGTCAGGGCTGTCTTGATAATGCGGCGCTTTTGCTCTACGCTGTACCCGGTGTCGTACCAGTCCACTTTCCAGTTGATCGCCAGCGCGTCAAGCACGGGTTCGGTGGCGGTGTCAAGGCTTGTGTAAATTTGGCTGTCGTCGATATAGCGCAGCGTTCTTTCGTGCAGCACACCCACTGCCTCGCTAAGCGCCCGCACCCAGTCCTGCCCGGCAACCACGCGGGGCACAGCGTCCACAAGGCGGGCGTCCCGCAGGTCTTTAATCATCTTCCAGCCCTCCGTATGTCACGGTCTGCCCGGTGCATTTCGGCAGTTGCGTTCTGCCTACCACAATATCCGCCGGGGCGGTCAGCTTCACACGCTTGGCTCCTGCCTCGCGTATTTTGGCGATCAGCTCCGTGGGGTTAATATCTCGCCCAAGGTGCCGCTGCCAGCTTTGGTAGCTCTGCACCGCCGCCGTCACCTTTTCCTGTATGGTTCCGGCACTGCGCTGGTCGCCGTCGCCAATCCAGTAGGTAAACGCTATGTTGTATGGCACCTCCTCCGGCTCCACGCACACCACCTTGTCGCACAGCGGGCGCAGGTTCTCGCCACTGATATATTCGGTCAGCTCCTCCCGCTCCGTGGCGTTCGGCAGCCGCCCGCCCTCCATCACAAAGTAAATGGCAATCACACACGGCTCCGGGCTGGTGATCTGCACATCCGTCACATCACTGCGCCATTCCCGCACATGGTATTCGTAGGCGTCGCGCGGCCCGGCGCAGCTAAACCGGCTCGGTGCCAAATAGGCCCTCTCGGTCAGGCTGTCGTCGTCCTCCACATCAAGGCCGCCGGTGCTTTCGTCCACATTGCTCACACTGGCTATGTACGGGATGGGGTCAACAAGGATGTTGATTTCCCCGGCCAGTATGCCGCTGCTCTCCGCTCCGGCCTCCTCCGCCTGCACGATGGTGTCCACATAGGTTGAGCCGGGCGGTATCTCCGCATAGTCCAGCGTATTAAAATACCGCCCGCCCTGCGTTTTCACCCGCGTACCGGCGGGCACTGCCACGGTGTCGGCTCGTGCCTCTGCCAGCAAAAAGCGTTCCTTGGCCGTGGCCTTTTTGCTTTCCTGCCGTGTCAGCCCCAACAGCGCAACCAGCGCGTCCAGTGCCTCGCCGGTGCTGGTTTTCAAAAGCTCTGCCTGTCCCTTAATGTCTGCGTACTGCATGGTTTGATATTCGATCAGGGCAAACGCTTTCAGCAGCAGGGTCTTGGCGTCAGCCTCCCCAAGCACCAGTTCCTTGCCGGTCTGCTCCCGGTAAATCCGGGCGTACTCGGCCTTTAACTGCTCCTCGGTTTCCTGCAGGGTCATGTTTTCAATAAAACTGATCTGTGGCACATTCGCCAGTTCACTGATATTAGACAAGATCAATCACCACCTTTGGGGTCATGTTGCCGTCGTGAGCTTTGCTGTCCGTCCATTCAACGCGCACCACCCGCGCCCTCGGCTCATACATCTTGGTTTTGCGCACATACTCCGCCGCAAGCAGCGCTTGGGCGCTCTCCTGCGGGTAGTCGGTTGTGCTTATGTCAATGCCAAAATCCCGGTCTAAAGCCTGCTCCCCGGTGTGGGTGCCATACAGCACTTGCAGGTTGCGGTAAACCTCCTGCGCTTCGCTGTCGTCCACCGTACCGGCGGCAATCTCAATAACCGGGCTGTCTGCCAAAATCACACCCAGCCCTCCTTACAGGTATTCTTCAATGGTCAGGCTCACTTTACATTCCACCAGCACACCGCCTTGCAGCACGGCGTCCCATGTTTCGCTTATGTCCGTGATCTTGAACGGGTAGGGCGAAAGTGGAACCCCGCCCACCACAAACCAGTCCACGGCGCTGCTCTCCGCCATACGCTGGAAATAATCAAGCGTACTGCGCGGGGGCACACCGTCCTGCGCCCGCAGTAAAAGGTCGAATGTATAGCTTTTCAGTTTCGGGCCTACCCACTCACTGCGGGCCTTGCCGCCCACGACTTCGTGTGTTGCCCAGTCGCTCCCCGTGCTGCCTTTCAGGTTGCTTGGGGTAAAAATCTTTGTGTGGCTCACGGTGAACACGCGGCCCATAAAACTGCCTATTGCCATCTGGCACCTCCTTACGGTAACGGCTGGCTGCTCTCGCTGCCCGGTGCGGCGCTGGTGTGCTTGTGCTGTACAAGGCTGATACTCTGCACTTTCACATCACCGCTGGCACCCTCGGCGTTCAAGATCGGCGCACTAACTTCAACCTTGGTCGGGCTGGTAATGCTTATGTCGCCGCCCGCGCTGATCGTAATGCTGGCCCCGTTTATGTTAAGGGTCACATCCCCGGTCACATTGCGGGTCACGGTGCCCGTTATGGTCTGCAACACATCCCCGGTCACGGTTTGTTCCAAGTTGCCCGTCAGGGTCTGCTTTACATCCCCGGTCACTTCCTGCTCCACATCGTCAAGGTATTCTTGCTTCGTGGTGCCCTTGCGCTTTTCCTCACTGTCGCCGCCAATATTAAACTTGAAGTCGCCGCCCGCCGATATGCTCATAGCGCCGGTGGCCTCCAAGCTCATAAAGGTGCCCGCTTCAATGGCTACGGTGGTTCCGGCCACAATGCCCATGCCCGTTTTGGCCTGTATGCTGGCGCTGGCACCGCTGCTTTTTAGCTGCAACTGCCCGCCCGCAATCACGCTTACCGGGCCTTTTGCCTCGTCGAAAATTTCACCGTTGCAGGTGCGCCCGGTGCGCTTGTCCACATACTGCGTGTACACGCCTGTGTTCTCGTCGTACCGGCTGTACGCCTGCCCCTTGCGGCTGGTGCCGTATTCCTTGCGGTACAGGCCCTTGTATCCCTCCGCCGGTTTGTTGGTTTTGTTCCAAACCGTGCCGGTGGTGGTGCCCGCCGCCGTGCCGTTGCTGTTGTGGGCAACACTCACGACCTGCCCCACGCAGGGCATTTTATATTCGCCGTTGCTCATGGCGTTTATCTGCCGGGTCACGCTCTTGCCCCGGTCAAAGTAGGTCACTTCGTAAGTTCCGGCCTCGTAGTCAATAGCACTCACGCGCCCGGTTCTGTTGGTGCTTGCCAATGCTGCGCCTCCTCACTTCGTCGTAATCCCGCCGCCGTTGCAATAGCTGGCTGGCACCCAGCCGGTAACATTCTTGCCCACTGGCAGCTTGCCGCACCTTGCGGCGGTGTTGGTAATGCGGTATCGGTTATTCACCAAAATACCGTCATAGAAATAGAATGTGCCGCTCTTGTAGCAGCTCGGCTTCGGGGCAACGCTGGTGTAATAGAACGGTGCCTTGGTCAGCGCCAC